AAAAGGCATCCACTTATTTTTGAGGATGCCTTTATATTTACGTCTAGTGCCTATATTGCCGCTATCTAAGCTATCAAGATAAAGCTGCGCATAGTCTGCAAAAAGTGGTCTATCATCTGCTGCCGTCTCATCGATAATATTACAAGCTAATTCAATATCTGTTACTGTCAGGTTTTCCCACTTTCTACGAGCCATCAAACTAGCTCGTAGCTTTCCCGCTTGGGCAATATTCTTTGGCGTCGCCGTGTACGGGAGGACGAAGTACCTGCGCCCTTCTCCTTTGATTGGGATATTAATTTCGACGCTGCCGCTTCGCACTCTAACGCCTTTTGGATACCCTGTTGGTCCAGCCATTCATTCCACCCATTTAGACTAAAGTAAATCTTATTGTTAACTCTTTTCCACACCTTGCCTTCTGGCCATTTATCTTTTGCCATGTATAAGCGTTCGTGTGGTAGACCAATAAGTTTACCAAATTGCGGGAGCGTTACCCAGTCCAACGGAACATTTGATTTGATAATTTCAATGACTTCCATCTTAATCACTCCCCTTTATTCAATTCAATCGACAGCAACCAAACCACTGCGACTACCAACATTCCAAGCAAGATAGCTGTGCCGGTGATTACTAATAATTGCTCATTATTGGTTAGCATCACCGACCCCTTCTCTCAAATACGCTTTGGCAATCTACACAGAGCGTTACTCCACCCACTGCTTGGCGTCTAGCAGGTATATCTTCGCCACATTCCATACATTCTGTCAGTGACGGTTTATCAAATTTTGGCGCGCGACTTAGGCAGTGAGCAAGTGTTAAATCAACATAGTCGTTTGCGCGATCAGCTTCATCAGCCATTTTAAAATCCTTATAAAAACCCTACCCCAAACAATAAGAGCAGGGCTTAAAACCTTAATTTAGTGTTTAACCCTGGAATTGACCAATGCAGACGCTAACCCCATCAAACACACGGGTTGCAACAATATCTGCAAACTCTTTAGCCAATTCATCGCGTACAGACTGCAATGCTTTAATCTCAAGCTTAAATACCGGCTGCCCATCATCGTTGCTAATACCCAATCGCAAAGCAAGATTACGCGCAGGTATGCCCTGATAGCACTCATCGTTGACGGTAAAGTAGGCAGGCAATGCGCCATCAATACTTTTTGCCTCAACTGATTCTAGGCGTGAGCGCGTTTCACGGTAGTTACCCGCATGACTGTCCGTTTGGGCGCTTTCGTCAATACGCATACTACGTACTGCATTGATAGCTTTGGCATTTTCAATTTCATTGCCGTCAGCATCACGGGCAACCACCTTATGACCCCAGTCTTCCAAAAATTCTGCAAATACTTTTTGGTTGCAGCGGCCCATATCATGCATACCCATTAGCTTCTTAAACATAACAGTACGTTCAGCATCTAAGACAGCTTTATGATCAAGGCGACCCTGCTCAAAACCATCCGCATCAAAGTTTAGTATTGCCACCGCCCGCATCTGATTTTTATCAACAAATACACTGATATGTTCAGGCTGCGCATTTAGCTCGATATAATCGGCAAAACTGTCGATATCTTGCGTCGAAAAAATACCGCGCTTGCGATTGCGTCCAGCATCAAACTGCTCTAAGTCCAATATTTTGGCGTTTGGATTGATAAGCGCGGTGTGATTATTAACTAACTCATGACGTAGTAATGAGCTGTCAGCTGCTAGAGCTGCTACAACTGCTGATTCAGTTTGGTAATCTTCATAATATGACATGGTATAATCCTAATTGAGATGAGTTTGTTTGTTGGTGATAAGCGAGTGTTAGAGCACTCACTTATCGTTGTAGATGGCTTTGGTTAGACGTCTGTTTCTTGGTTGGTTTGGTCAAACAGACCAGCTGTATGATTCGCATACAGGCTCATCTCACCACCTTTATTGACGTGCATTGGCGTTTTACGTGCATAGTCTTCTTTGCGACTACCGAATTTTTCAGGTGCTAGATATTCAAGCTTATGCTTGATGCCCACTTGCATAGACTCTTTATCACCCATCTGTTCGATATCCAGGGTAATTTTCACTTGGCCTTTCTTACCAGTAGCAACCACCGCATCCGCAACATCACTTAATGCATGTCCGATTTGGTCAGCAAACGCACCGCCAGTTAAATCGCCTAGGAATTTAGTGGTATCAGTTGGTTTTAAATTACTCATAGTCTTGCTCCAGTTATACCCTTATGGGTAGTTAAAAATTAATAATTAAGTTCAAGCCATATTAAAAGAAACACTTGCTTCAACATCAAATTCAGTTTGGCAGTCGCGGCAAGTAGCTGTTACCACCTCTTGATCCGCAACCTGATCTTGGCAGGTATAACCATCGCCACATTCAGGACAATTAGCATCTCCCATCATTTACCCCATCTTCTCAACATTCGCTTCGATACGCTTATAGCCGATACCGTAGCGATATTCTATTTTCATTCCACGATCAGCTAAGCGACATGCCCTACCAATCAAGTGACTACCAGCGCTGCATGCCTCTACAATCTCCCAACAGCTTGTGTCTACTTCCAACCAACTCAAGCCGTAATTGTTTGCTGCAAACGTGATTCTTTTAATCTTTTTTGACATTACTGCTCTCGCTGTCTTTAATAATTGCATCTGCCCAGTCGCGAATCTCTTTTAGACGTTTGATGCTGAATTTTTTGATAATGAAATAATCTGCTTTCATTGGGTCCAAATTGTGTGGCCGCTGAAGCTTTATGAATAGCGCCTCATCTTTAATAAACAGATGAGTGCGTGGGCTAAGTGATAGAGTTTTTCTCATCGCTGACTAACTCCTTAAATTCAAGCTGAATTTGGAACTGCAAATCACAATCCCAACCAGATAAAGCCTGCTTAACCTCTTCTGAACCTAAAGATTCATAATTAACATCGAAATTAGCACTGCTTATCTGCTTAATAGCTAAACCTTGCACTTCCATATTAAAGTTATGCTCGATCACGCGAATACGGGTCGCCATAACGTGCTTTATATCTTGATTGGCATTCAATACAAACGAGACTCTCATCGCTTTAGCTCCCGCAATATCAAGCTTTTAATCGTACCGGCTGCGTATAACTGCCCGTTTTTACCATCGGTAGACACAACATGATGGTTGCGGGTGCCGTAATGCTCTTTATCAATTGCCAGGTAATAGCCGTGATGTTCATACTTTTTAGGCTTATCGCTACGATTACATATTTGGCGTTTGTAATTATCAGGCGTACAACTAAGCAAGACGCTGATATCAGGTATGACGCCCTCAGTATCCCAAAGCGGATGAATCATCCGTCTTTTAACAGCAGAGTCAGCGTTGCGATGCTTATCAAAAATAATGACATCCAAATGCATGTACTCACCAAGCAAATAGTCATCGTCAAAGTTGACTACATCGATACCGCGCTCAAGTACGATAACGTCAGTGATAATGCCTTGAGCATTTAAGCAGCGATGCACGCGTTCGCAGGCTGTAGTGACACCGATGTGTGGTGCGCCGCTGATATTAATCAGCAAAGGCCCTTTACGCTTTTGGTTATTGATAGACATTACGCAACCTCACTGTGTTCGCTATTGGCAGCTACAATGTCAAGCAGCGGCTCAAGGTTGATGTTTTGAGCAAACGCATTGCGTAAGTCAGCTTCTAAATGTATCAGTGCGGCCCAATACATTGGATTGATGCGGCAACGGCGATGTGAGACTTGCACAATGATTAGGCGCAATTGCTCAGCGACATCAAGCATAGTGTGCTGGTCGCGTAGTTCGATGGGCTTGGTAATATGCTTGCACCACTGGTTTTCGGCATCGCGTAAAGCGGTACGGCTGACAGCGTTGCTAAGTTTGGCATTATGGATAAGTGATACGAGGATAACGCTCGGCTTGATATTGGCGATATTACGCATAGCAAGCCTCCAGTGCAGCACGAAATGCGGGCAGCTCAGCTTCGGTGATGGTACTTAACGTTGCAAACGCGTCGCTATCAGTATTCCAGCCACTATCTACAGCCGCTCCCGAGTCCCAAAAAAATAATAAGTCCGCAATTTTAGAGTGGTGGCGGCAATCTACTAGAACAGCGTAGGCATTTAAAGGTTCGTAAATCAAAATATCCCAGGCCATTAGCTTATCGCCACCGATCGCATAGTCGTCATCACTAAAGCGGTCCATGCTATGCATACGCTGGATAAGGATTTCAGATAGGTTCTTGATAAAGATAAGCTGCATATCAGCTTGGGTGATTTGTGGTACTGATTCAGATAGCGAGTCATATTCATCAATGATGATTTCGCGTGCATCCATGCCTTGTATTTCGGGAACGCTTTCGCTTAGATAATCGACATCGTTGACGGTTTCGCGATTAATATCATTTTCCCAAGGAGTGGATGTTACAGGTGCATCATTAGCCGCTTCAGCTTGCATGGCAGCAAGTAAGCGGTCGCCGTGACTGTCATTTTTAACTGACAGTGCGCGAGTCAATTCGTCGATTTTCGCTTTTAAAGAATCAATCTCGGCTTTAGTTTTGTCATCAAAGCGGATCTGAAAAGTGCTGATTAATTTGCTCACGCAGCACCTCCAAACGACATAACCATAATCAATATGGTGCAAAGCCCCATAAACCAGCGTGTATTTCTACGCGCTAATTTGGTGTTTATTTCGGTTTGAGTAAGTTTCTGCTCAGCGGCTTGGAGTTGCTGGTTACGTTCAGCTAGGATTAGTTGTAGGCGCTCAATCTGTTGTTGAGCGCGCGTTGGTGGGACCGTTCCGTTGGTTTGATATTGAGACATGACGTTATACCCGTTTTGTTGATTACGGGTATATAATTACATTTGTAATTCGTACTGTCAATTACTTTTGTAATTTATTATCAAAATAAATGTTTTTATAATTACAAAGTGATTGTTTATATCTAATTTTTTCATGTAAATATTTGTAGATAGTCTTTAACATCCATCAAAATATTACATTAGAGTAAGTTTAAAGCTTGCTGAACGTGTATCTCACACGTGCTTCCATGCTGAAGTCGTAAAACTTGTTCTTATTAACGATCTGATCTGGGTATCTAACTTTGTCCGCGTTATCACTGACCAAAGTTACCGTGCCGTCTAGGTTTTTAAATGCGCGTTTACAGATAGACTCTCCGTCAGCATTAAACACATAAATTTTATTACTTATAAAATTATCATATTCACTTTCATTGGTATTGACTAACATTAATGTGCCGTGAGGAATTGTGTAACCCATGCTGTCTCCACACGCATGCATCAGAAGCAACCCTTTACCATCGACAGGTAGGTCATTCTCCCGCAAAAACTCAACTGTGAACGCAATCATACCTTTCTGTTCTGGATGTTCGAGGTTCACATAGCCACCGCCGCAACTGGCTTTCAAGTCTTTGTACGGCACATCGACCAGCGCATAATCAGACTTTCCCCCTATTACTACGTAATCACTCTGTTTATCATCATTATGCTCAATATCATGCTTATTCTCATTTTCAACCTGCTTGTCACCAGAGCCTGATATTAACCAGGACAAGTTAACACCTAGCGCACGTGCCAATGCTTCCGTATAACTACTGCTTTTACCATCACGCCGCTCAAGATTCCCTATAACAGATTGATCGGCACCGATCATTTCGCCCAACTGGGCTTGAGTAAGACCCCTTTCACTTCGCATAAATTTTACACGTTTTGCCAGTGTGTCCAAAGATGGTTCCATTATGTGGCCTCCAATATGTTTTCAATCATAATAATTACAAATGAAATGCTTAGCCACTTACAAAAGTAATTGACAATTCTTATTACAAATGTAATTATGTTACCAACTTATAAAGACAAAGGTAATTTTATGACACACTCTAAGCCTCTACCGCCTACACTAATAGCCTTACAAAGAGCAATTGATATCGCCGGTGGTCAAGCAGAATTATCAGTAAAAATCGGTCTTGAGCGTACATCTTCAAATATTGGCGTCATGGTTTCTAGAGATAAAAAAGCTAGCGCTAAGTATGTTGCAAAAATTAGCGGAGCTACTGGAGTCCCATGTCACGAGCTACGTCCAGATATATTTCCAACTCCCGCTCCAGCCAACGATCCAAGTAATCAACAACAACTAGCTTAACGCTTAAGCAAAAATAAAAGAACGACAATAACGGGGGCAATATGTCGACAACAATATTTACATCAGCTCAGCGCGCAGAACATTGCGTATTATCACTTGAACAAGCCGTCTACCACGCTTGCAAAAAAGAACGCGGAGCGCTGGGCAAGATTGCTGATATCTATGGCGTTAACTACAACACGCTTGCTTTACAAGTGAATCCAAACCGTAGCAGCCACACGCTTGCGCCTGAAACGATTGAACTAGTACTCGAACATACCCAGTCGTCGTTAATCATGGATGCTATCTGCTGTGCTCACGGCAACGCTGGATGGTTCTTGCTGCCAAGTAGCGACCATCAATGTGATGACATGATTGATATCGCCCTGCTAGGTCAAAAGTTTGCAGACTTAAATAGCACCTCATTGGATGCTTATGCTGACAAAGTTATTGAGCCTGATGAATACGCAAGTATGCAAAAGGATGGCCATGCATTAATCTGTCATATTCAAACGATCTTAGAAAATGCCAAGCGCAATATGGAGAGACACAATGACAGATAAACGCACCCCGCTAGATTTCGAAGCCATACGCGCAGCAGCTGTCGGTAATTATGTCTCGACCATATTCCCTGCGGCAGGCATTAGCTTCAGTAAAGCTGCCCATCAGCATCAGTCATGCCCTATGTGCGGTGGCGACGATAGATTTCGTTGCGATGACAAGCGCGGTGAAGGCACTTGGATATGCTCACAGTGCGGCGCTGGTAACGGCTTTATGCTAGTCAAAGACTTTACCGGTCTTGATGTTTATGAAACCAATAAGCTGATTGCAGGTGCTATTGGCCTTGATGCGACCAGCACAGTCACAGATGAGCAACGCGCTCAGTGGCAATCACAGCAAGTTGAGCGTGAAGCCGTTGAGAAAGCTGAAAAGCGCCAGGCTCGCATTGATGCTGCCAGTCGCGCCCAAAGCATTTGGGACAACTCAAAGCCCGCAGCTGACGATCACCCTTACTTACTACGCAAAAACGTCTCAGCAATTGGGTTGAGCCAAGACGCTAATGATAACTTAATCATCCCGATGTATTACCACAATACTGACAAACAACAAATAACACTGGTCAACGTGCAAACCATTGCACCTGATAGCGAAAAGTTGTTTTTAAAAGGCGGCTTGGTAAGCGGCGCTTACTTTACGATTGGCAGCCCTGCTATGTTTGGCGGCGGCGTGATACTCATCTGTGAAGGTTACGCAACTGGCGCTACTGTGTTTGACGCAATGAGTTATAGCTTGCCTGTGATTGTGGCTTTTAACGCAAACAATCTAATACCGGTTGCCCAATCTATACGCGCTCAATATCCCGATCACCGCATTATTATTGTCGCTGATGACGATACTGCTACAGCTATTAATATGCGAGATAAAGCCATTGCAGAGGGTAAAGAACCCAAGCCTTTGATTGAGTACAATACGGGTATTCGTGAGGCACGTAACGCCGCCATCGCCATTAGTGGCGAAATGGTAGTACCAAGTTTTGATTTACTAGATAAGGATGCGGCGTAATGCAAGGCAAACAACATACAGACTTTAACGACCTAGCCGCTGCATCTGGACTTAATGAAGTAGCACGTCAAATCAAGCATGCGCTAGCCAACCAGTCAATCGTGACACAAGCTGCCAATGACGATCAGGCTAATAATACTGCGCCTACTACTCAACATAACGGCAATGTACCAGCTGACGTTGAGCAAGAAATGCGCTTAGCAGCAATGCTAAAGCGATACGCTCAAATCACTGATATTGGTAAAGTGACCAATAAAGTTTATGACACACAGCAAAAGATTGAATATACCAAGACGCAGTTTGCTAATGAAATTGGCAATAAGAAATTAGCTGCGCGCTGGTGGGAAACTAAGCATCGTAAGATTGCAAAGTCAGAGGTTGCAAAAGACCTTGATGTAATGATGGCTGTCGAAGCTCAATCGATGTTTCAGCGCTACTTCCTTATCTATGGCACCAAAGAAGTTTGGGATGACGTTGAGCGTATTCGTTTGCCCGTTGATACCATCAAACTAGCACGCCCTAATGAGTATGAGATTTGGCTTAAGTCAGAGGCGCGTATTACTATCAAAGCGGATAACATCTGGTTTGACCCTACTCGCACTAAATCACCCAAGCATGACAAAGACATTGCTATCAATACATTTGACGGTCTACCACTAAAGCCTATTGAAACTGAGCTCAGTGACGCCGCCGCCATGTGCAAACCTATCACCGACCTATTGCTGCATTTGTGCGAAGGTAATAAAGAAGTGTATGAATGGGTACTTAGATGGCTAGCCATTCCATTGCAGCAGCCTGGTACCAAGCTTGATACCGCTCTTATCTTTCACGGCGAAGTGCAAGGCGCAGGTAAGTCGTTATTCTTTGACCGCATCATGTCACGTATCTATGGCGATTATGCTGTCACACTGGGACAAGGGCAGCTTGACTCTCAATATAATGATTGGGTGTCGAATAAGTTATATGCACTGTTTGAGGAAATTTTTAGCGGCAGCGATAGCTATTCACAAATGGGCATGGTCAAGCAATTGGTAACAGGCAATACAATTTATATCAGTAAAAAGTTTATGAGCGGCTGGCAGCAAGATAACTTTGTTAATGCAATATTCTTATCAAACAACATGAAGCCCTTAGCACTGGAGCAAAACGATAGACGGCATGTAGT